AACTATTAGCAAGCTGACTATTATCGACACCTCCGGTTTTAATACTAACAGCACCGCCGCTAACGCTAAAGTCTCCGGTATCAAAACTAGCAATACCTTTAACCGAAGTTGTTGCGTCTTGCACGGCCGCTGTTGTGACTCCTGTGACTCTACCATAACTATCTCTAGTAACAGATTGAACAAATGTAGAGCCTGCTGATCCGCTACCATCAGACTGAGTAACTGTAGCAAGATCAATATTGTCTGCGTTTACAACAATTCGACTAGTACTGGCAGTACCAACATCTAGAGTATTGCCGCTCTTGACCATACCAGCACCAGCAGTAATCTGACCAGCACCAGAGAATTGAGCAAAAGTTAGAGCTGTTGTTCCAAGCGTAATAGTATCATTTGTTGTAAGTACCCAACCACTATCGGCATTGACAGTACCTTCTGTAACAAATACGAACATACCAGCGGTAACTTCAGCATCACTATTGGCATCTGGCGCCCTTGATAGTATTTGCTGTCCAGAATATGTGGGGCTTGGAGTAACATTATAAATACCATTTTTTGTAGCATCTGATTGATTTTTAACTAACACCCTATCACCAACATTCAATGATACTCCATCAATTATAAAAAATCCTGATCCGGAACCACTACCATTGCCCGCTCCTCCAGAATTTGCAAAAACAGAAGAAAGCTCTCCTTCTTGAGTCAATGCTACGGTAGTAGCCACCCTAACACTTTGTTTTACGTCCAATCCGCTGCGAGCAGCATCAACATAAGCTTTTGTTGCAGCATCTTGGTCAGCAACAGGATCGGCCAAACTAGTAATTCTTTGACTATTCAGAGACACGCTGGTTGTTGGAACAGCCATTTGGTCCAAACGACTGGTTCTTACTTGAGAGTCAAAGTTATTTATATTACTAGCAACTAGACCACTACCACTAACAGTAAGATTTCCATTGACTGTCACCCCGCTCATAGTAGGATTATTAGCAAATACTAGCGAGCCCGTGCCCGTTTCGTCGCTAACTAAAGATCCTAAATTAGCACTAGATGGTGTTGTTAAAAAGTTTCTAACTGCTGTGGTCATATCTGTAATATCCACAAGCTGAATAGAAGGATCGCTTAGAGATACGACATAAGCTCCACTAGAATGAGTAAGAGCAATACCACTACCAGCAGTTAAAGCGCTACTAATACTTAGCGTATTGTTGCCACTATTATAAATAATATCAACACCGCTACCAGCAACAATACTTGTGCTAACAGCTCCGTCGATAAGATCATTAACACTAGATGTAAAGTTTGTTATTAAACTACTAGGAATTCCAGTGACACGAACCTGTAGAGAATTAGCATTATCGTCATAGGTCAAACCTATACCAGAACCAGCTGTTAATAGATTAGATACTCTATCATCTACAGCCTCGCTAAAATCCGTAACATCAGCAGCTTGAATAGTAGGATCACTCAAGCTAATGGTTGTATTGCCGCTAGTGTCATTATAGTTAACGCTAATACCAGAGCCTCCGACAATATGGGCTCCGATAGCGTCTTGTACTTCTTCTAAACCAAGACTACTATTAATAGTTAAAGTACCAGCAGTATCATTATAAGTTAAAGAGATATTATTTCCAGCTTGTAGTAGCGACGCAACTCTATCGTCTACGCCCTCGGCGAAATCTGTTATATCTCCTACTTGTATGGTTGGATCACTAAGACTAATAGTCATAGTGCTGCCGTTTAGGCCTGGGGTTAAAGAGATGCCGCTTCCAGCAACAAAATTAGAAGGTAGAACACTAGCATATGACAAACTACCCCAAGCAGTAGTTCCATCTCCTATTTTAAACCGACCAGTATCTGTTTCGTATCCAATTTCTCCTTGGTATAAAATACCTTGACCAGCCACTGCTGCGGCTGTGTTCCATTGCGATAAAGTTCCTCTGCGAACCTGAATTCTTGTTTGAACTGCCATGATATTTAACCTTTATATATGTTTATGTGAATAAAAAATAGTTATGGTGTACCGCAATCAAATTCATACTCATCTAAATACTCAGACAACCCACTAATTCTAGCAACATCTAAATTACCTACTATTTTACTCATGGGTATGTTATCTGGTAAGTCGCTTGCCAAAATTTTTTCTGTATTAATTAATTCAATATTAAAAGATTCTGATCTTTCTATCTCAATATTGTTCAGATTATCAACAAAACTGGTTTCTACTTCTATAAGATGTATCTGAGGGTCAAGTATTTCCAAAATAAAATTACTCATGTAGAACACTCCAATGAAGAACCTGCTTGACTAAATCTCTTGACTATACTTATAGTACCAAACAATAGCCTCGTAGTATATTTGCCTCCGCCAGCATAAATATCTTCTGGAGATTGTAGCTCTAGATCATATTTAGCCGTATTAAAATTAAACCCATTGGTTGTAGATACAGGCAGTAATAATGTTAATTTACCATTAGTATCATCAATAGTAAATTTATATACACTATGATCTATGTTGTCAGAAGAAAAGGTTTGAATAATACCAGTATTGGTTTTCCATACTATTCTAGCGCACCAGTCTGTTAGATTTACGGGCGTTCCATTAGCGTCTTTATATATTAACGATAATTTAAAAGATGTCCCTTGTTCTATAGCGAAATCATATTTACTAGCTGCCATATATTATATGCCTTTGATATAGTTTTTACTTGGCAGAAAAATGCCCTGCTGATTATAGATACACCTTTAATACATATATAAAAAAAGAAGGGCCAGGATATTCTCCCGGCCCTATCTTTAGATAGTAACTGATTGTAGAGTCTAAATTAGAGAGAGCCGAGAATAACTCTGCGATTATCTAGAACCGCAAAGCCCTGCTCGCTCCAGCCGTAGAAACCGGCTCTCTTCTGACGATGTAGTGTTTCGTCTTCGAAGATTTGAACCTGTTCACGAACTGGCATAATGAAGCTGTCTCTCTTGCGTAGATCAAGACCAACAACAACTTCTGTATCTCCACTTGGTAGTGTGCCATTGAGTACGTTGCTATAGAATAGCTGATACTCTTGACCAACACCAAGCTCGTCTCTGTCGTGAAGATTAACGCCGAAAACACGGTTGAGAGTACCATCAGCGGCTGTGTAGATCTCTCTGCGTGTTACTTCGTCAACCTGATCAAGACCCCAGTTGCGGATATCTTCCATAGCTTCTGGTGAAACATAGAGGTCTGTTAGCATACCTCTGTTGACACTAGCGCTATTACCGCCACCGTTTCTACGCATAACAGTCTTCATGAGACTGACTAGTCTCTTGGTGAACTGATTTGATGCAGCGTCGCTGTCGAACACAACGATATTGCGATCAACACCAGCGGCCAAGAGTGTGTGCCAGCCGTCGTCGTTCATTTTCTTTACGAACGAAGCTTCTAGCACTTCCATAGCGCGACCCACAACGTCCCAGCGAGCGTCACGAGCATACTTTAGGAGATAATCAATCGAGGCACCGATGTCATAGGTTGGAACCATGACATAATCGCCTTCGACATGACGCTCTGGAATATAACCGTGGTTAGGGATAGTGTAAGCCACAAAGTCTTTTTCTGTGCCAGGGGCAAGAAAATCTAGTGGGAATTCTGGAGTGGCACCGGGCTGGAGCTGAATTGGCTCGAAGATGCCGTCTAGGATATCTCCACTGAGTAGACCTTGACGTAAAGGTAATTCTAGTGCTTTAGCAAACTCTCTGTTGGCTGCTAAGGCAACTTGTCTATCTGGTGAGCCAGAGCGAACGAGAAGATCTGTTAGTTCTGGCGAAGGTTGAAACTGAGTTTTCGTTGACATTTTGTTCTCCCTATTAGGTAATATTGACATCTACTTTGACATAACCATCAGAATCTTTGCTGCTCAAAAATCTACCAACTTTAGTACTACCGGTACTGGTGGTTGTAAATAATCCATTACCGTCATAGTATGCATCGGACCCAGCAGCGGGTGTTACTCCCGTAGCGACCATGTTTGTTGTAACCTGGCCCTGACGAAGTAGTGTGACCTTGCCGCCAAGCTGCATCTCGTCTCTATGATAATTAAGATGCTGTCTGGTTAGATCAAGATTAACGACATCGTTTAGCAATACTCCGGCTGGCTTAGTGCCTGAAACAACGCCTGTTGGATAGGCAACTGTAGCCCCAGCGTCATCTGTCGATGCGCCGGCACCAGAGGTACCGTGAACAACAACGCCACCTCTTTCGCCAACAACATTCATGAAATAGGAAATATCTGTGTAACTTTCGATACGATCTGGTTTAAGAGCCATGTGTTTCTCCCTTATTTATTGTGCTTTTTTACCTAATCTACTGCAAACATACTCGACAAGAGCTGCACGAGTTGATTCAACTGAATTGTCTGAGTCGCCTCCGACACCAAGATTAACTTCCTCGACTGTTTCAACCGTGTCTAGTACAGAAGCATCAGCTGTATCTACTACTGGCTCTTCTGTGGCTATAACTGGTTCGGCTGGTATAGAAACCGGTGACTTAGAAGCTAAAAGAACGGTCATAGCTTCGAAAGCGTCGTCTTCTAAACCTTCAAACTTATCAACTGTTGAGGCTGCTACTTCATTAGCAATACCTGCTTCGAGAAGAGAGGCGATTCTTTTCATCTTCTTTTCCTTCTTTAACATCTCTTCTTCTTTGGCTTTGTATCCAGCTAAAGCTTCAAGAGCTTCGTCAAGAGCTGCCTTCATCTTGTCTTTCTCTTCTTCCTTTTTCTTCATCTCTTCATACCACTTTTTAGCGGCTTCTTCCTTTTCTGCAAGAGCTGCTTCGAGCTGAGCCTTAGTCTCGGTAAGGATGGTCTCATTCGTCTCGATGGCTGTTTCAAGAGCGATTGTTTTTTCTTTAAGTTCGTTAGCAGTAGCCTGTGCTTCCTTGACGGCCTCCGAGCAGTCGGTCGTTGATTCAACTTTCTCTGTTAGGCCCGTCGTTTCTGTTTCTAAACTCATAGTATTATTCTCCGAATTAAAGGTTAACTGATTATTTGATACACCCGCAATCGATAAATCGTTATTTTTTTGCTCTTTTTTTTCTGGAATATCTACTTGAATAGAATTTTCAGTAAAAATAATACTGTCAGGATTAGCTGGTTTATTAACAAATCCCTTACCAGAAAACGTAATGCCTCTTAAAACTCTACCTATTTTAAAGCCCTCGTGCTCTCCTTGTCCACCATATGCTCTAAGGTGTTTAGTTAAGTGAGCTGTTTCTTTATTTCTTGGTAAAATTTGATAACTACCATTGGACTGATTAACTAATCCATAATCAAAGCCCTTAAAAAAGCACTCCATACTTACATATTTTTCACCAGACTCTATTTCTGATATTAGCTTATCTGCTCTGCCTCGTAATTCTGGATTACTAAACCCCTTATAAATAACTGATCCTGTTAATATATGGTATTTATTTGGCAGGTTTTCTATTGGGGTATTTTCATCTATAAGGATACCATCTTCCGTGATGGGATAATTAGAGACTATATGTCCTATAATAGTATTTTCATCATGCTCTAAGTTTGTAGGCTTATCTTCTGGTGTGTGCTTGGCGCTCCAAACCTCGGCCTTATCAAATATATCATCATTTTTATTCCATGAGGAACTAACTAAAATAGACTGTACATAATACAGATCTTCATCAGACATAGACGCTAAGCTTTTAAAGTGCTTACCGGCCACTATAGTGTCATTATACGGAATAGCCTGAGTAGCGTAAGTCACACAAGCCTTCGAGGAGACAATTTCTTGTAAGCCGTCTTCTATTTCTGCTGGAAAAACTTCCATAATAATCTCCATATGTTAGTCGGTTTCAAGAGAATCATACACCATAGCGTAAAAAGATGCTTTGGCTTGCTTTTGTTGATCAGAATTTAATTGACTACCTAGATCTAGTTCTAATGTTTTTAGCCAATTATTATATAAAGAAATAGTATCTAAACTCGCTTTAGAGTTTATACTACTCATTATGCCCTCTATTGAAGAGTCAATTTTAGAGAATGGTTTGATGCAGAAAAGTGTTTTGGTTTTTATATCTTCTAATTCTTGATATTCCTTACTAGAAAGACTTCTTAGATTTTTTTTCTGATAAAACTCTAACATTATTGGGTTTAATATTTGAGCTATATCTTCTTGTGCTTGTGAGGCCCATATGGCCAAACTTGCTCCTGTCTGTGGGGAAAATACTTTTGTTTTTCTTTTTTCCGTATCCTTGCTTAATTTGGGTCTTCCCTCGCCCGGCTGTCCAGGTAACGATTTTGGCAAATCGTTTCCCAACTGCGTTGGTTGTTTCTGCTGCTGCTTCATATCTAGGGCCGTTTGCTCTCCTTTCTTTCTTGGGGGCAAATCCAGGCCAACTTGACTAGGCGTAACCGTACCTATTTGTAGTGCTATCTTTTTAAGAGAATTTTGAAATTGTGGGTCATGCCAAGGTCCAGATTTTTGTATCATTCTATCGCTCTTTCTCTCTCTGTTTTCTCTATTTAGTCTAGATTTTTCCATATCTGGATCGAAACCAAAACGGCTTTGCAATAGCTCGTCCGATATAAGATTTCTATCAGCTAACTGGACTAATAGGGCTTTTTCAGCATCCTCATTGCTTAGATCCATTCTGTCAAATTCTATTTTGGCTGGGTATTTAAAACCCATAGCTTTTTGTACTAGCGCGATTTCTTTATCCCAAAACTCTACTAAAATATCTCGGCCATACTGAAGTCTTTGAGTTAAGGTTTTGAGACTTATAAAGTTATTTGTGGTTCCAGACGCTCCAAAAGTACCAGTAAGAGTAGGAGGAATACCTAAACCAGCATATACGGCATTAAGATGCGGAACGTATTTGCCTTCTCCTAAAAAATTATGTACGTTAGTGTTGGATTCTAATAATTCTATATCGGGACCCCAAACCACATCCATAGTTCCGCCACCGACATTATTGCCTAAGATCTGTGCTAGTTTAGCTGTAGCCGCTTTAGTAGGAGCTATTTTATGCTCTAGGCTGCCTAGTTTAAAAATTCTAATATTAGAAATAGCACCATCAAGAGCGGCCATATCGGCTAGTTTGAGTTTCTCTATAACGGTTATATCATCCATGATAGCATAAATCATAGGATAGGCCCATGTCTGCCAATCATCTTTTTTATAGTGAAAAACAAGTGTTTTGTCTTTGTCTAATGGATAAGGCTTTCTGGTTTTAGCTGCTTCTATAATAGCTGATGGTAACTTAGCAATCACTTCTCTTTCTGAATCAGTTTTGGGAGAATTAATTGTTTTTCTAAGATCGGATGGTAAAATCAACTGATACTGTTTTTCTTGTACGAATGAAGATAAGGCCCCAGCGGCCACCTCGACAAATACAGGATCAATAAATGTATATTTCCAGGGTATTTCTCTTTTTTCTAGATTATTGATATCTAGATCAGATATCTGCATATCTGGAGAAGCCACAGCCCTATATAGTTGTTCCGTTACTTTAGTATTAAGTTTTCCTGTTTGCCTATTTAATACAACATTACCTGTTTTATATAAATTGTTTAGAAATCTTTCTGAACGGTCTTTGCCTCTTACTTTTTGAAACCATTTGCGATAGAATCTTTCAACTCTCTTGTTCTTATGTACCAGTCTTATACCTTGAACCGCAAAATCGCCCATGAGATCTATAACGTTTTTTACAAGACCAACTCTTTGATATATGTCTTCTGCTCTGCGTATGACCGGCTTGATTTTTGTAGGTACGGCCTCGTCTGCTCTAAATTGATCATAATCAAAACGAGTCAATCCGGGACGACTAGAAATATTGCCATCAAGATTAGAAAAATCTCGTCGCCATCTCGCTTCCGCTTTTTGAATACCTGTAAATTCGTCCAGAGAATCCGAACAAGACTGCATCGCCGCTTGTTTACTGGCTAAATCCTCACCCCAGGCAACATACGCTTCGGGATTTTTGGGCTCGGCGTTCGGAATAGAATTATTTTGATTATTTGATTTTTTGCTCATATTTTATAATAATAATAGGATCGCAATACAACCGCAATACTAATACAATAGTACACTGTTATCTATAAATACCCGTATAAATATCGTCATTAGCTCCAGCTATAAACCATTCGGGTCCTTTATACATTTGACCAGTATTATTAGCTACATTTCGAGCATTATCTCCGATAACTTCATATTCTATTGGTTTTAAAGCCCTTTGGGATTGTCTAGCTAACATATTAGCTATTACTAATGAGCTATATCTATCTTTTCTTAATCTTCCCTTTTTACCTCCGCTAAGCTTAACCTCTGGAGTATCCCATCTGTCTCTAGCATTTGGACCAGTACTCGTTTGTGTCATGACTATAGTTGTGAGTTCATTTTTAAGCTCTTCTATCTCTAGTATACATTCGCTTAAACTATCATAAATAGGATTCAACTCAGATGACATGATATCTTTATTTTCTGCTTCTAGAGCCAAGCCAAGCGTTAAATTATCGAATCTTGGAAATAATAATACCTTATCTTCTAGGTCTTTCCTAAGACCGTGGTTAGCCTGACTGGTCCAATCGGCCTTAGCAAATTGAACAAGTTCTAATATGTGTAGACCGGCTTGATTATCTGTATCTTTGCTTTTAGCGGGATCTATGGCTGGCCAAATCAATATTTCTCCCTCTTCAAGCTTAGAAGGGTCATGAAAAGCCTCTTCGATAGCCACTCCTCCTCCCTGAGCATCCATACCGATTCTTACCGGCGGAAACGTTTTCATGAGATTTCGTATTTTTCTCACACAAAAACCATAAAAATCGTGCTCTGTAACTAATCCTGTTTTGAGTCGTTCTTTAAAGTTACTCCTATTAGTAGTCCAGCAATATACGACCCTATTGTGATCCGGATGCATCTCTAAAACTACAATGCTAAAATTATCTTGCTCGGATGCTGGATCGATTCCGTATATGTATTTGCCTGTTGGGTTACCTGTTGTTGTGGCCTCAAAGGTAATTTTCTTGTCTCCAAGAATTATAGGAGAAGAATCGTTGGCCACACAACTTTCTATAAGACTTCTCCTAAAAAATCCTTCACTATCATTAATAAAACAAGCAGCGTACTCCATATTATATATACCAGTATGAATAGTCGCTTTTGCTCTAGAAACCTGCTTGTCATCCATGAAGCCTTTTGGGATTAATTCATAAGGAATACGTATAATGGAGTAGTCTCTCCAATTAAAATTATCTGGAACCTCTCCTTTAAATATTTCTTCTAGTTTTTTCCTATCTCCCTTACTTTCGATAATATTCTTATATCTTTTCCAGTATTGGGCAAAGTGTTTGAAACCATAATCTGCCGTGCCAGATATAATAGCCTGATTACCCATTTTAGTATTTAATATATCTAAATCTTCATTCCATAATCCTGCTTCTTTCAACGCTGTTTGTTTGGCTTGTTCCTTAACATTCTGAATAGGACTGGCTGATACCGCTGCGAAACCAGATACTACTGTTTCATAAATATCCGGAGATATAGAAGCAAATTCATCAGCAATAATAATATGTGCTCTTAATCCTCTAATCTTACTACCATCGCCTAAAGGAATAGCTATAGTCCAACTATCTCCTAATCTCATAGTGCAACGATCAACATCTCTTCTAGGACCATCGTCATTACCATTAAAAATACTACGAAGTATAGGACTATTCCTCCAAATAGTTTCCATATATTCAAAAATAATTTTACTTTGTCTAAAAGCTGCTCCAACAACAACAATTTTAGTTCCAGGATAAAATGTCATTCTGAGTACGCAGTACAAAGATAACAAAAAAGACTTTCCCCAACCTCGACTGGCGATATACATAGGAAAAGCTCTTATCCAAAACTCTTGTATAATAGCTATTTGTATTGGGTGTAATTCTATATTAAATAATAATTTGCAGGTCGAACCAATATGCCTAGGACCTCTTAAAATCTTCATCAAATGAAGATCTGGTCTCTCTATATCTTCCTCGGTTCTATTAATCATAAGATTTTTATGATCAACAGACAATAGAGATAGATCACCCAGTCCTAACCATGCGTCATCATATATAGAATTTTTTATAGACACAAATTAACTCTGCTTTTGGACTTTGGCTAGTAATCTTCGAGATTTATTAATAGCTCGTTGCACCATTAATCTAGCCACGGTTTCGACAAATGGTAATTTTCTCTTCGAGCTTTCTTCTTTCAGCCAACCAAGAATAGTATCCATGTTTTGCTCGCACCAATCTGGGCCACTGGCGTTCATTTGTAAAGCGTGGCGCCTACAACTACAATTTGGAGTAGAGTGGATACCTAATGCGCTAATCATACCTGATAAGATAGTGCCCGGGCCGTTAGGATCAGACTCTAGCGTTCTAGGAAATAAAGACTGTAAATACGCTTGAGCATTTTCTCCAATTTTTTCTCTGAGAGACCCTTCCAAAGCAGCAATAGATAGATCGGTTACTTCGTGAAAATCTGCCGGAGTAGCCAATGAGATTGGCGATGGCACCTTTAGAATAGTAGCATATATATTTTTTGCTTTAGGATTAATATGGTAAGTTACATCTAACTCATTCAATACGATAGGTCCCGGTGTTATAGTTTTTCCTGTCTGATCAGCATAGGGAGGTTGTGTCAGTACGATAGGGTTATTTAGGATCATTGCTTGGTACTCCTTTGTTTTTAACTACTTCTATATAATGTATCTTTTTTAATATATGCTCAGCCATCTTTCCAGCGTTATCAGCGTCTCCACAAAAATATACTATAATATTATGGTTCAATTGCAACTCTAAAATGTTCTTTAATAAAAACGCTGGACTAATCTTAATTTTATCCCACATTCTTCTTGGCACGGTGGACCCAATAGGATAAACCAATAAATCTTTTAGATCAAACTCTAGTAATAAAAAAGCGTATTTTATATTACTCATTCTCTCGATAACATCTTTAAATCTACTTTCTACAATATTATTAGCAAATTCACTAGAGCTCTTTTTACGCTCTATGCATAATATATTCTCTAATCCTTCTATACTATAATCACCAGTATCTAATTTTCTATTAGCTATTGTATAGTTAGGAAACTCCCATGGTTGTTGTTCTCTGGTGTCTACTACTATTGTAAAATCGTATTTATTCATAGTAATCGTTTATTGGCTAATATTTTAAGGAAAACAGAAGCGTATATTTCTTCCATACCCCTGATCATTTTGTGATGATTGTAGCATAATGTTATACCGTTATTAATATCGAATCTTAACCCAGGATTATGGGCCCAAATCTGAATGTGGTGAGCGTTAAGCTTATTCTTTTTCGTACACCCTGGCCACTGGCATGTAAAATTATCTCTCTGATATACCTTTTTTCTCCACTGTACATAGGCTGGGTCTTTAAAGTCTCTAGGCATTGGCATATGCCTTAATGTCGCTATCTACCATATCTTGAACCAAATCATCAAAAGTTATGGATGGCTCCCACCCCAATTCTTTTTTGGCCTTTTGATTTCTACCGCATAGATATTCTACCTCTGCTGGTCTGTATAAGTCGGGATCTATCTCTACATATTCTTTATAGTTTAATCCGGCATAGCTAAACGATTTTTGCAGAAAATCTAAGATACTCCACGTTTTACCCGTACATATTACATAGTCCTGTGGAGCATCTGTCTGTAGCATAAGATACATGGCGTATACATAATCTTTAGCGTGGCCCCAATCTCTCTTTGCGTTTAGATTACCAAGCTTTAGGGTGGTATTAGTTGTGCGATTAATAACTTGGCCAATATATTTTGTTATTTTACGCGTAACAAAATTTTCGCCCCTACGAGGACTCTCGTGATTAAACAGTATACCGCTGCAACCAAAAATACCGTATGCCTCGCGATAAATCTGTACTAAACGATGACTTGCTAACTTAGCTACTCCATAAGGACTTTGAGGCAATAGAGAGGTGTCTTCATCTTGATATTTTTCTTGAGTATTTGAATCAACATTATAACTACGACCAAACATTTCGCTAGTGCTAGCCTGATAAAATTTTGTAGCAGAAGAGCAGTGGCGAATAGCCTCTAGTATATTTACTACTCCGATAGTATCTATTTGAATAGTCGCTGTGGGTTGTTTGAAACTGGTGCCAACATGACTTTGAGCAGCTAGGTTGTAGAATTCGTCTGGTTGGTAAGAATCTATGATCTTCATACAGTTTGCGGGATCTGTTAAATCAAATTCTTCTAGCTTAAATAGTTCGTGATTTATAAGATGAGATACTCTATCTAAATTATTAGTACTATTTCTACGATGTAGGCCAACAACCCTATATCCCTTATCTATTAATAGGTCGGCCAAATAAGAACCATCCTGACCAGTAATACCGGATACTAGCGCTAATTTATTTGTCATTATTTGCTCCTATTATTTAGTCCACACTCTCTGGCGTTAAAAAAGGTTTGTCTACCACGTTATCTGCATAGTTATGATATTCTTGCATTTTAGCCTTTGCTTTTTCAGTAGCCATGGCCAAAATCTCAATTTCTCTACCCTCTTTCTCTCTGATCTCTTCGTCCTCTAGCATTCTAATAAGCCCCGTCCAGCTGCTTTTTCCGTCCTCAATACGCTTAATTCTCTGCTCTCTTGTCGCTTTAAGGTCTTTGCTAATCTTTTGTTGTTCGTTTAATAGTTTCGTATATTCATTAGTATAATTAGCAATGCTATTGCGAGCAAAGCTCAGTTGAGTTTCTAGATTAGCTAGCTTCGGGATGTCTCTCTCTGGTTCTGGTTTGCTGTATTCTTGATCTACTAGTTTTTGTAGCTTATCTGTTTCAGCAATATGTCTTTTGCGCTCTTTCATAGATCTATTAATCAAAATATCTATTGTGATAAATTGTTTAATCTGGAGTTCTTCTGCGGGTAACACGTCTTCCCTAAACTGCTTAATTAATCCCACCCACGTATCCTCAAAATATTCTAGTTCTCCACTTTCGCTATCAAACTGTCGAACAATTTCTGGCCAAAATGTTTTTGTATGGAGTTTATGTTTGAGGATCTCTGAATCTTTGGCTTCTTCCTGTGATGCTATAAGCTTATTCTCGTTTACATATCTCTGGATAGGAGCAATATTCCTATTTAACGAGTCTGCAATCTGCTGTACTGTTAAAGAGGCATAATTTTCTCTTATGAATTTTTCTTCATCAAGACTTAATTGTCCTCGTTTTTTAGGTCCTGATTTATCCATTCTTTATTCTCCATAAGTTCGGCTATGTGTGATTGTAGTTTTAAGATATCGTGCCTAGATACTTTGTTTCCGTGTTTGAGTTTGAGATATGATTCTCTAAACTCTGCTTGTATATTCTGGTCTAAAAAGTCTACAATTTCTTTGTTTGCTACTAAATTGTGTGGATCCAATAAATTTCTAGTGGGAACCTCAACTTCTATACCAGACGGCTGCATAATATTTTTCTTAGCTTCATTCCTATTAGCCCATGCTGCGTATAGTTCACAATCTTTTTTATTAGTGAATTCTGTACACTGATTATTGGAGCATTTATATGTTTTATCGAAAAATGGACAACTTAAACACGGCTTATCCGGTCTTTGATAATGGTTACGTTTATAGTTAAATAGTCTATTTCTAACATGAGTCCATAGAAAATTCTCTAGTGGCCTAGAATGATCGTATCTCTCTAGTCCTTCTAGTGCAAAGATAGCGGCTTGTTGTTTCATATCATCGAAGCTGTGATATCCAAATTTAAATTTATGACCAAGTCTTTTGCCTATATTCTCTAAAACTTTTAAAAATTCTTCTTGTGAAACACCATGTAAGCCGTCTTTATTCTTGCTCTTTTTCTTGACTATTTTTGTTTTCTTCTTGTTGTTCTTCTGTATTTGTTTTTTCTTCATTTAATAGTTCTGCTATAGATTTGCCTTCTTCTTGTAACTCCAAATCTTGTTGTGCGCTAGCTTCACATTCTTCTGAAGCCCTGGTCTTTAACACAGAAGGGACTATTGGAAGATCTTGATTGTGTTGTTCGTAGCTCATTTTAACTCCTTGACTAAACTTACCAATACCATACTATAGTAACGGGTCGAGAAAATATGTCAATATAGAAGGAATAAAAAATATGGCTAATTATAAAAAGTGGACAAATTCCGAAACAGATTTTATCAAAGATAACCATAATGTGCTATGTGATGAGGCTTTGGCCGCTAAGTTAAGCCAAATGACCGGCCAAAATGTTAGTACCGCTATGGTGCGTCGTCAAAGACGAAAGCTTGCTCTGAAAAAGAGTAGAGGTCGTCCAAGTAAGAATAAGACCAATTTGGGCGAAACTAGTGAATCAGTCAATATCTGAATGATTTCTATAGAAACTATCAATCTATTAAAGAGGGCGAGCAGGGAATGGCTTGCCCTTTTTATTTATACTCTCTCTAATATAAGGAAATAATTAAATGATTAAGTCTATTTTTATGGTTATGTTGATGATTATGTTGAGCGTGGTTTGTGATAGATCTTATGCTAATGATTGGGTAAGCTATAATAGTTTTCCACAACCAGCGCAGCCCTTATTGTTCCCGGTTAATACCGTTCAAACACAATACGTTAATACGGTACAAACGGTTTTTGTTCCTGTACAGACTATAGTACCGGTTCCTGTTCCGGTAGTATATTATCCCATTGTGAGATACGTGGAAGTTATACCTAATTATACTTCTATACGACTTTATAGCTATAGAAGATGTTGTATTAATTTAAACTATTGATTAACGAATTCCAAATCTAATCAAACGATACAAGATCCAACGGGTCCTATTTCGCTACTTATCAATGTTAAATTAGGAATATATAGACACGGAACAACACCAGGATAAGCATATGCTCCTGTGGTCCCGTCCAAAGCGCTGTAATAACAGCATGTTTCAACATCATAATTAATATAACAAAAATCATTGCACGACCCCTGACCACCAGTCGCTAAAATATCTCTAAATACAGAAAGAGCTATGCCATTAGAGGATGGAGGGCATTGGCTACATGTATCGGTAGTGCCTGTTATACATCCGTCTTCTCCCTCATAGACACAACAACGAATCGCAGGGGTAGGCACACAAGGAGAATCATCACATCCCTGCTGGCATTCCGCCAAGGTATTATACGGGCCGCTTATAGAGTTTAATGGGGGATTATTTACTGAAAATTGTTCGCATGGCATAATATAACCTTTATACTATTTGCTCTGAAAATAGCAATAAATCTCAAACCTCATCAGGAGGACAAATAATAATATTGTTTTCGTTTCTTACGCACGCAACACCGGGCTTCCAGACGTTCCCCGGATAGGGCTCCCTCACCAGGCAATTGCCTCCTTCAAGCGGGAATTCTCCCGGCGGTGGCGTGGGCAGGCAGCCGCAACTGTTCGGGTCTGGTGCTGCGTCAAGCCAGCGATACAACCTTGTCCTATTACAATGTTTTTTCCCCGCGTATGGCCCGTCTGGTAGGGGTTCTCCATCCCAGGTCGGCACCCAGCCTTCTGACGCATCGCACTCCTCGTCGGCGCCTATGTACTTCCATTCATCACACCAAGCTTCAAACTTTGTGCAGTGATTCTCATTAGGCATATCTTGGCAGCCACCCCACGCATCACAGCAGGCTCCGCTTGAACATCCCGCTTGACACTCCTCCAAAGTATTATACGGACCGCTTTTAGGGTTGAGTGGTGGATTATTTACTGAAAATTGTTCGCATGGCATGATTAATGTCTCTTATAAATTAAATACACTAAAATTGACGTATCAGCAAGAACCAATCTGTTCGTTACACCAAATACCTCCACCGCCAAAAGCGGCGCAACATGTTAAATTGCCCGGACTAACCGAAATACAATGACCTCCCCAACAAACTGAAACAGAAGCTCCGTCAGGTCCAGCAATAGTCCCCACAGCAGAAGCGCCGCATCCAGCAAATGACCAACTACCAGTAGTTGCTCCGCCGTTATGGCTGCGTCCATCAAAAACACGAATACCATTTGAGTCCACACACTGAACTTCTACCGAACTATAACCAGCTGAGTTAGCCGCGCCTCCAGTACGATAACACGTAACGGGATAAGCCGGACAAACTGTGGGGCAATCGCCGCAGTTTGTAAGATCTCCCTGGTATGTACCTCCTCTAAAATCACAATCACACTCCTGAAGTTGCTCACACGGCTCATTAGGAGGGGATAGATTACAGCAGGCGCCGAATACTGGCGGACATTCCTCTTGACATCTTGAGCCATCTCCGCGATAGTCTCCACCGGCACCTGCGCATTCTTCAGCGGTTACCTCGATGCAAATTGCGGGACAGGTTTGGCAACAGGCTCCGCTCACCACACACCCTTGCTCGCAATCTGATAGAGTATTATATGGGCCGCTTATTGCGTTTAACGGGGGATTATTTACTGGAAACTGTTGACAAGCCATGTTTTAACGCCTTATGCTACACAATAGTATTGTTTACATTCGCAAGTGTCAGGATCTTGCTCCTGTCCATTAGGGCAAGAATTCTTACAAACCCATTCACAAGCATTCTCGTCCCATCTATATTTCGAAGACCCAAACCAACCCAGCTCACCAGAATCTGGTTCTGGATCCGTGCATACGACCTTACCTACACAATCCGCCGTTTGACAAGGTTTAACTATTTTATTCGGATCTGAGCAAAAACACTCGCATACTCCTGCGCTAACACCAGGAACTAGTTCCATACCGGGGCAACACGGATCAACACAAGTATTCCATTCGGTACCGGATCTTATACCAGGAAGCTGAGGTAAATAGGACGATAGCCATCCGCTTGGTTTACTACACAACACTTTATTAGAAGGACATTCAGTGCATTCACAAGTTTCTTCATTTAACATGGACTCTTCCATGCAGTTTACTTTTTCAACAATGCTTAATGAGGCCAATAAATCTAGTAATAAATCCGCGGCCCTGGCTCCTATCTCGCTCCATCTTCCTCCTATTTCATCCGCGACAGCGACCATATTATTTTGGTTACCTCCTGCAATGGTCTCCCTGCCTTTCTTGATAATACTATTGATGCTATCTTCATCTGCTTTAAGAACTGATGTTAAATTTTCTAATTCTGTTATTTGATTTAAAATCGTATTTTCGCCGATAGTATGATTTCCTATAGATATGGAAGGCCCATGCATAGACTGTAAACTGGTATTCAAGGCCTTTTGTTTAGCTAATAAAAATTTATATCCATCTTCGCTAAATTGAAGACCTAGTTCTAGTGAGGCCAGGTGTTGCTTAAGCGGAATTAATTGAGCTCTAGTGCTATTATAGTTTGATAATAATGTTGCAATTTGTGGAGTAATAACATTAGGAACAATTGGCGAGCCATTAGGACTCCATTGAACAAGCCCGCCTGAATATTGATCAATTAAAATTCTATACTGAGAAGCCAGTTTGGTATTTGTTTGTATGTTTATCATCGTTTGTTTAATATCTTGAAACAAATACTTTGCTTGCTGAGTAGCTGTTCTGATTTTATCTGCAATATCTTGTAATTCTGTTATAATCCCATATGTTTTACTTTTAAGTGACGATAAAATTCCACTCGCATATGTTCTAATAACTACAGCGTTAGCCAGTGGTGTTCTTAATAATGTTAATTGATAAGATAATAGTTGTTTAGCAAAAAACTTTCGACCAGCATTCCTAAATATACCAAATATTGATCCAACGGGAAATAAAACATCTACGTAGCAATCGCAAGGAGGAGGAATCGTAGGAGGGTACAGTAATATACCTAAGTCTCTTTTGGCTCCAGTACACGGTTCACTCATAATTACTCACCATAATAATTAGCGGGACCTATAATATTTAGTAATTCTTTATCTGGATCATATAGATTTTCATATAATAACATTACCATCTTTGAATTTGTCATATGTTCCATCTCATCTTCTATTATAGCGTTGATTCTTTGGTCAAATTCTGTCATATAATTAGATATTTGATTTGGGTCTAAAGACACATTAGAATTTGTAAAAATGGTATTGGTAGCATTAGTAACAGCATTATTGATGTGCCTATTTATAAAAGATGATAAGTTATACGCGTTTCCCGCATCAGGAACAGACCCATTCGCAAAAATTGGATTATATATCTGATTTTCAGTATTGCCTATACTTAATGATATAAAATTCAAAAAATCTAATGAATTATGAGTAGCTTTAGTGTTTTTATTGGTTTTAGCCGATTTATCATTAGATATGATTTGTTCTTGATATTTAACATTAGCTTTATTAGATGGTTTGTTTGAATTATTAAAAATATTGAAAATGCTCATAAGATTTAATTTACCTAAAAAACATGATTGAGTTGTCGGGGCTACGCCAATAACATATTGTAATACACGAAACGAGATTCGTTCAAGTCTTAATTTTTATATACTCAAACAAAAGATCGTGGTGTTGGGTTCGAGCTAGACACAAATTGCTCCGCCGTTCACAGGGTGGTCGAGACTATTTGTAGCCGCTACTAATAGCTGTTGGTATGCGGCACAATCGCCTAGATTAGAACCTGGGACGCAGCAAGTAGCATAATCGGCGGATGCCTCGCCGGTGCATCGAATGAGTTTGTAGGCTTGTATTGTTCCTGAGTCATCCCACGGCGGAGGCCCCGTCTCCTCTAATAGCTCTTCGGCAAATCCGTTGGGACAACCGCAAGGTAGCGGCTGGGGTGAGAGGGTTTGGTATCTCTGCCACTCTCCATTTATCTTAACGCAAGCAACTTGGCCGTCAACAAACGCCTTGCATTCTTGACCCGATGGACATCCGGAGCACCCCTGATTACACTCCTCTAGACTGTTGTATGGTCCGCTTATAGCGTTTAACGGAGGATTATTGAGTGAAAATTGTTGACACGGCATATTTAGATTTTTTTACTATTTTAAAAGATAGTAATTCTATTTTTATGTAATAACTTCTACTGTCGGTTTATCGGATATATAAGGAGCAATAGCAGATTCGCATTGAGCATCTAAAGGACTACCTATAATTGTATTTTCGATTACTTCATTTATGGATATTGATCCTGTTTTCGGAGCTATGTTTTGCCAGACCCAATTCTTTCTGTATCTAATAATACTACTACTACTATTGTACGCACCAGACCAAACTAAAACTCCCACGGCTCCAAACATTCCATTTGCATTACAAAAATGCGTATTACCATGAGCCAATTGCACATTCCAGCCATTACAAATATTCAAAATAGCTGCTCTATATCCACCAAGAGTTGAATAACAATTAGTATGTCCTACGCACGGAGGATAGGGCCAAGTTGTGTTTATTTGAAGCCCTCCAATAGAAGCGTTATAATTTTTTATTTCGCTACACTCAATACTATTACACCCCTGCTCGCACTCCTCTAGACTGTTGTATGGTCCACTAACAGGGTTTAACGGGGGATTATTAACGAAAAATTGTTCGCACGGCATAAATAATAAATTGTCCTACTAAAAAAAGTTATTAATATTAGTAATATAGTAATATACACCCCGTAGTAGCAATCCGGTTGACTTCAATTTTTCTTGTGGTAGGCTGAGCTTTGGCAAAAAATTGTCACAAAAAAACGAAAGGACTCGATTATGAAAAAGAGCGCTCTAGGGATAGAAAGTCTGGAAAATAGGTCTCTTTTAGCTCCAATAGTTGCTATTATAGATAGTGGAATAGATATTAATCATGAAGCTTTAAAAAATAGTTTGTGGAAAAATCCTGGGGAGATAGTGGCCAATAATATTGATGATGATAGTAATGGATATGTTGACGATATCTATGGGTGGAATTTTAGCGGAAATAATAATGTGGTGCAGGATGGGTACGGTCATGGTACTCATGTGGGTGGAATAGTGGCTAGTTATGGGGCGGTCTCCATAATGGTTTTAAAATTTCAGGATGATAGTGGATTTGGTTTTACGGGCGATGCTATAAGGTCTATAGATTATATTGTGATGATGAAAAAGAATTTTGGGGTGGATGTGGTTGCTATTAATAATAGTTGGGGTGGGACCACTGGATATTCTAGTGCTTTAGAGGGGGCCATATCTAGGGCTAATGAGGCAAATATAATTTTTGTAAGTGCTGCAGGAAATAGTGGGTCGGATAATGACTCTGTACCTAGATATCCTAGCTCTTACAATATTGATAATGTTATAGCTGTGGCAGCTTGTGGGTCAGATAATATGACTCTAGCGGGGTTTTCTAATTATGGAAAAAATAGTGTGGATTTGGCAGCTAGGGGAACGGCCGTATATTCAACACTACCCGGTAATAGATATGGTAGTCTGAGTGGAACTAGTATGGCTGCTCCTCAAGTAACCGGAACCATATCGGCATTATGCAGGAAGTATGGGTCTATGAGTATTGGGGAAATTAGGTCAAAAATATTCTCTAGTGTGAGTTTTAGTGAAGGTCTAAGAGATAAGGTGTTAACGGGCGGATCTTTAAATGTTAAGGGGGCCTTGGGGGAAAGTTCTTTTAAAGTAGTGGCTCCGTCAATGCCTATTGTGGTTAAAAGCTGGAATGAGAGAGTAGCGGGCGCTGTGGATATAATGAATATTAATAGGGTAAGAGGATGGAGCCTGGATTCTCAAAATATCCATGATAGAGTTAGGGTCAAGATTCTGATCAATGGTAGAGAGGTAGTGGTTACTGACGCTAATAGATATAGAGCTAATTTGGTTCAATGGGGCGACAGATACCATGGGTTTGATGTTGGATTAAATCGCAGGATGTTTGTTAGGGGATGGAATGAGGTTAAAGTCGTAGCAGAAAATAAGGAAACGGGAGAGCTTAAGCTTATAGGATACAAGAGAATCAGAAGGGTGTTATAGGCTATCCTAATAGTTTAGGTACTACATTATGATCTATGTGGTCCTTATTTAGTATATACCACCCCAGGATTTTTGCCTGTGGGGAAAATGGGTTGATTAAAACGAAAAAACCCCCTAAGTGTATATAGAACAACAACTTACGCATAATTACCTACGCAAAACTGATCCTAAGTGCTTATCTGACAACAACTTATGTCTATTTTTTAAAAAACATCTGTATAGTATTGACTTTTAAAGAATCTTTGGTATAATGTCGATATAAGAAGTAAGAAAGAAAGAGAGAAAGAAGATGATGAATAAGACTATGAAGAATGCAAGTAAGAGAATCAAGAATCTTGAGATTCGTGAAAAGGCATATGCTATGCCGATTGTGAATAAGGATATGAGAATGAATGATGAAAGCGTAAAGAAGTTTTTTGAGAGTATGAAAAACTAACGCTTGACAAACACATAACCGATACTGTATAATAGGAACACAAGAGAAAAGGAAAACAAATGACAATCCAAGTGCAAAATACGATTCGCAGGTTGGTTGCTCGACACGGTTACTCGGCTACGTTTGTTCAGCATATGGGCGAGGGTATTAGCCTGTATAGTATCGGTGGTATCATGTATCGTATTCGTGGTGATGGTACGATCCTCTAAACGTTTGTATAGTATTGATCGATTAGGCATAAGATAACTTAGGGAAACAAATGAGCGTCTATTCTTTGAATTGGATTGTGGAATCTATGCGTACTCGTCGTGAGATTATTCTTGTGAATCACGACTGTAAGCCTGTTAAGGGGCTTGTGAATGGTATTCGGCCTGAAGATGGTAGTGGGAAGAATTGGCTTGTGACCATTTGTTCAGTAGGCCAACCCTCTAAGGAAGTGTTTGTTCACGCATCGTAAGGTGTTGTGAATAAAGGACTTACGGCGAGCCGGCGCCGCAAAATTTGTCCTAAGTACTTATGCAGTAAGGGTTTATGACCAATAAATATCTCTAAAGTATGTATGGGGATTAGCCGATATTGTATGTATAAGAAAGAGAGGCTATAATGTACGATATGATTTTGGCTATCACGTTCATGGGATTTGGGGTTGGATACGAGGGATATAGTGATGGGAAATATTATCTTGGGACGTATACACCTACTAAGGAATATGGGTGGGTTGTAGAGAATGGGGAAATTCATTTAGATTCTATTCTAGAAAAAACAAATGTTCAGTATTGACCCCTAAAGATTTTCCTGTATAATACCGATATAAGAAGTAAAGGAGAAAAGAGATGAGTTGCCCTGACCCACTGTATGATTATGCTGATTGGCTCGAAGAAGATGAAAGGGAATATGATGAATCCGAATCAGACGAGTAACGAATTGGCTATGATTGTTGCTATTCTTAAGGATATGAATAGTAAACGTAAGTAGTTGCTGCGTAAGCACTTAGGGCGAGCCGGCGCCGCGAAATTCGACGTAAGTATATGCTACATATAGACTTACAACGCAAAATAAAAAATCTGAAAAAATTCATGTGGCTAGGCTTGACAAGCCGATATTAGTAGTGTAGAATAATGGTATGAGAAAGAAAGAGGAAAAGAAGATGACTTTGGAAGTTTATCAGAATGGTTCGGCTGTTGGTTTCGTTCGTGCTAAGAATACGCTTGAAGCATATAAGATTGTGCGAGAGTTCTTTCCAGATTGCTCTAATGTTCGTACTGGACATTTGCCGATCTCTGATGTAAGATGCGTAAAGGTGAACGATAACGTCTATACTTGGAATCTTACCAAATGAGTCCTGAACTAATCACGATGATTTTCCTGTTTATGGTTGGTATAGTTATCATGGGCGTGGTTTGTGCTGTCCTGGCTGTAGGTGATACTATAGTGAAGCGAATGGCCGAAAAGGAATTGAGTGACGCAGGGTTTGAATCCGATGGATTTATTCGTACGGATGAGGATGGTACTAGGTGGCTCGTAGGATATAAAAAGGATTAAAGAAAGGAATCAGGGATGGTCGATCTAAATATAGATTGGATGTGGATGGGTGTGGGATTTGTTGTTGGTATTGGTTGTTCTTGGTTTGTTTGTGATCTTGTTTTTCCAGTAAGGAAGAAATAATGAATCTTTACGATAAGGTAGTGCTTTCTGTATCCTTTGCTTTCGGTTGTGTGGTTGCTTGGGTGATTAACTCTTAACCTAAGTGGTTGACACATAAAGACTTAGGGCGAGCCGGCGCCGCAAAATTTGCCGTAAGTTGTTTGATAGCAACGCTTTACGAGCGATTTCTCACGATACCATCTGTCCACTGTGCTACCTAAACGAAGCGGGTCGGCGCAACTCTAGGCCAAATAAGGACTTAGGGAAAATCCGAGAATTTTCTAAAGATTCCATTTGACTTTTGACGATAATTAAGGTATAATTCAGCATAAGAAAGAAAGAGAGAGTTGATGATGGAAAAGGTTATGAGTGTGAACGGTTTGATTGCTAGCCTCCCGAAGATTCGTAAGCGTCGTGTGTGGAGTGTGATTATCAACGGTACGGTTGTTCAGGGTGTTTCGGCTTCCGACAATCGGAAGGAAACTGCACAAGCGTATATCGCTAGCAAGTATCCTAATCAGGTGTTCACGCTGAAGTTTTCACACTGGAAAATCTAAGGCTTCCCCCGAAATAGGGGTTGACGAGGCGGGAAAAGTTTGGTAGAATAGTTGGTACAGAAAGAGAGAGTGAAAGATGGAAAAGTTGACTGTGAGTGAAGAAATCGTTGTGGCTGCTCTGCTGAAAACCAGTGAGCAAAATATGGCTTCTCTGGTGGAAAGCGGAGTAAGTGAGAATCTGACCAAGATGCTCATTGAGGATCTGGAAACGATTCGCGTGATTCGTCGCAAGTTGGGTTTGGATGCCTACAATTATTCAAAGTAGGGCTTGACACTCACCAAAGAGTTTTGCTAGAATCAGACCAACACGAAAGGGAAAACATGAAACAGAAATTTGAGATTATCGAAAACGCTAAGAAACAGGCTCGTATGTGCTTTCTCGGGATTGCGATTCCCCACCAACCCTCTCTTGCGGATGGTGAGTATGGGCCGATCAAGAGTGAAAAGGTTTTGAAGTTCAACCGCAAGGCACTTCGCAACCTTGGCAAAGTGAAGAAAGAGAAGTCCGATCCGCGATTTGTGGGTGGTGAGGATACCATGATCGTAAAGGCTGGAAAGCCGGGTTCAAAGGAACGGGTTGAGGCTCTTGCTCACCAATATGGTGCGATTCTGGCTTGTGATGAGGAAGTTTCACCGTTTGCGTTCAAGGGGAGCGATGAATAATCGTTCACCACTGAACAAAAAACTGAACCTAAACCCTTACTGCTAAAAGACTTAGAGCGAGCCGGCGCCGCCCCGCTCGACGTAACTCCTTATGCGGCAATACTTTACGAACAAAATAAAAATCCTCTAAAGATTATGCTTGACTCTTGCCGATCTATACTATACAATCGAGTGTAGGAGAAAGATGATGAAAACGAAGAAGAAGCCAGTAAGCGGATTTCAGAAAACAGAAGCCAGAATGAAGCAGGAAACATGCCGTGCTTTGGCTCAAGTCAAGTTTCTGGAAAAACTTTATAAGGAAATGAAGGAAAAGAAAAATGTCTAACTATCAAAAAATCTATAAGTTTGATAATGGTTATGGGGCTAGTGTGGTTTCTCATCTTGGGTCATATGGTGGAAAGAATGGGCTTTTCGAGGTTGCTGTTATTGGTAAAGATGGCGATCTCGACTATACCACTCCTGTCACGAATAATGTTATCGGCTGGCTAGACTTTTCTGGTGTTGCTGAGGTTCTGGAGCAGATCGAAAATCTTTCTTCAAGTACCGATATGGTCAACTTCTCCGCTCTTGGTCAGGATAATGATATGCGTAGAAATAGTGCTTGACAAATAAAGTTTATCTAGTAAAATCCTAATCGTATCAATAAACACTAAGGGAAAACAAAATGACACACGCCGAAGCGGTTACTATGGTTCGCGGCAAGCGTAATGCTACTCGTCGCAAGGTTGGTAATAATACCTATGCGGAAATTCTGCATGATGGCTCGGTTGGGATTATGCTGCACAGTACCTATGTGGTCAAGATTCACGAAGATGGTACCTATACGCTGAATAGTGGCGGCTGGCAAACTCTGACCACTAAGGATCGTATCAACCAGTATAGCCCACGTTATGTGTATCAAAAGAATTTTGAATGGTTTGTGAAAATCAACGACAAATCCTATCCTTTTATGGATGGCATGGTCGTAGGAAATTGACGCAAAGCCTTGTCGCTAAACGACTTAGGGCGAGGCCGCGCCGCCCGCCGCGTCGTAACTCCTTATACTGCAACACTTTACATCAACAAAATTTTTTTTGGATTTTTTATAGATACGCTATTGACTTGGCCGATATACTATGTATAATTCGAGTATCACAAGTGAAACCCCAAAGGAAGTCAAAAATGTATTCTTTCGAAGAAATCAACTTGATTCTGGATCAAATGGCCCAAGACGGTACGATTGAGCCTATGGTCGAGCCTATTGACGACCCCGGCGTGGAAGTCAACTTTTGGGATTGGGCAGATGTTGTGGGTTGTGTGGATGATTTTGCCCCTGTCGAGATGATGGATGAAAACGGCGAAACGTGGATTGTGGAATAGGGCTTGACAGCCTAAAGTTTTTAGGATAGAATCCCGATAACACTAGTAAAGAGGAAAAAGAAATGAGCCATCCTGACCCGTGCTATGATCCCGATAACTCTTGCGAGGACGATATGAACTACGACGATTACAACGATTTTCACTACGGGGAAGTTGACGCGGATGAATTGGAGAACAGTTGGGATGATTCGTATGATGATAGTATGGATGGGGATCATGAGAGTGGCCTCGCTTCCGCAGGATGGGGAACCGATGAGGATTATGGATATTATGGTGATGACACCCCGCTAGGCGAAGATTATTACGGCGGAGAATAATTCGACACAAATCCTTACCACCAAAGGACTTAGGACGAGGCGGGCGGCGAAAATTTGTCCTAACTCGTTATCTCATAAGGGTTTGCATCAAAAAAATTTTTTCAAGATAACCGCTTGACAAGCCGATCTTAGTAGTATAAACTAGTCTATATCTGAAAGAGAGGATCATATGAAGTACCGCTTCTTTGATATTGTGGTTGAAAACGAGAATGGCGAACAGTCAATCGACCAAGAGTTTGTGTTGGAAGTTGCTGATCGCGATACGTCAACTGCTATGGAAAGAGCAGAACTGATCGGTGATATGTTGGATACTGTTGTGGCTGCTAGTGGCCTAAGTGTGTGTTCTTTTCGTTCTGAAACCGTGAGCCTGTAAGGAGATTGAGCATGAAGTGCGTTGTGACCCATACGGATCTTTTTGGTGGCGAGGCTAACTACGGCTGGGTAAACCGTTACGAGTTTATTCCCAAGCGTGACGCTTCGCAGCGTAGCATTGTGAAGAAGGCTAAGGAATTGGCCGGGTTTACGGGCGTAAAGGCAGAAACCGAAGATTATGGCGATAGTTTCAAGATTAAGCCTCGCGGCTACAATCAAGTAATTTTCGTAGACTTCGAATAAAAGCTCTCCGCAAACCCTTTGTGCATAAGCACTTAGGGCGAGCGGGCGCCGCCGGCCTCGACGTAACTACTTATGCTACAACGCTTTACGTCTAAAAAATTTTTCTAAAGATTTCCTCTTGCATTTGCCGATCTATATGGTATGATTACGGCACACACGAAAGGGAAAAAGATGACTTACAACGGCTGCAAAAACTATCAGACATGGAACGTTCAACTCTGGATTGCAAACGACGAGGGTTTATATAACCTTGCTAGAAGTTGTGACGATTATTCGGATTTCGTAGAACAAATGCGAGAGATGGGCTCTATTGAAACTTTAGATAATGTGGCGTGGAACGATAGCGGAATTGATCTGGACGAACTCAAAGAGTTTTGGACCGAAAATTTTTCTAATGTTGAGGCTTGACAAGAGTCGATACATAGTGTAGACTTGTGGTATGTTGATTGAGGGTTTTCTAACTGAAAGGGTTTTTATGAACGATGTTCTTCTGTTTGGTGGTATTCTGGCTGGTGTTACTGCTGTTCTGATTGCTGCTCTTGCCTATGCTGTTTATGGTGGTGTTCGTGGTACGCTCGCGTCTGCTAAGCCGGGTGAAATCTACAACTTCATCTATAAGCAGCCGTTGCAGGGCGAGCCGGAGCGTTATCTGGCAAAGGTTGTGGAAGTCCACACTCTGGATGACTACTCTATTCGTAGGCTGAATGCTCGCAGTCGCTATCGTGCGAATGATCCCGAGTTTCAGCGTACTCGCCACCTTGTGACTTGCGAAATGCCCAATGGTACGGTTCGCAACTTCTATGCGGAGCGTACTGAAAAGTGCCGCAAGCCGGTTGGGGCTCAGGCTCTCTTTGCTACGGGTCTGGCTCACCTTATCTAAACTGTCTTCTTCGCCAATCGGTGAAACCCTCACCCTAAGTTGTTGCTACGGCAGCACTTAGGGCCGAGGGGCGCCGCAAAATTCGACATAAGTACTTGTCTCCAAATGCTTTACGACAAATAAAGTTTTCTCTATTGACAAACCGATAATAACTTGTAGAATCAAAACATGCAAACACAAGACCATAGCATTGGACAATCTTGGATAGTGTTCAAAGATAATAAGTTTGTAGGATACGTCATATCTCCAAGTGAAATTGACGCATTACGAAAAGCGTTTGAAAAATTCGGGTCTAACACAAGGATAGAGAGAAGTCTGTTAGTTGGTCACACCTAATCCTTCGGATTTGGGCGGTGTGGGTGTAGTCAGCAAAAGTTATGTGGTCTTGACAGTCGATAATAGTTAGTGTAAACTGTATCAAAAGGAGGCTGCTATGCAAGCCGTATCTACAGAGTATGATCTGATTGCTCAGGATATTAGTGCTTTTACCGAAACTATTGTTGGTATTACTGAAATGAGGGATGTACCTGTTTCTGTTAGAGCCGATTCTATTTTTGCAGTAGAGAGTCTGTTTCATAAGTTTATTATGAGCAAAATTATTGAAAAGTGTGAGAACTCTGTGACCCCTTCCAATAACTAAGGATACCGGCAATGCCAAATTGGTGTTTGAACAAATTGACTGTTGAGCATACTGATTCTGCTATGGTTGATCGTTTTGAGAAAGCCTATAATTTAGGTAAGGCCTGTGCGGAGTTTTTGCCTCTGCCAGAAGGAGAAGATTGGTATAGTTGGCAAATAGATAATTGGGGAACTAAGTGGGATATTGGGGCGGATATTGGTACAGATAAAGAGGAGAGACATGGGCTGAAGGCCACTAGGGTTGGTAATGAAGTAAATTGTTCTTTTGATAGTGCGTGGAGTCCTCCTGTTGGCTTGTATGACAAACTGGTAGAGTTGGGATATAATGTGAAGGCTAGTTATTGGGAACCGGGTATTGCCTTTTGCGGTATTTGGGATAATGGTGCTGATAATTATGTGGACTATCCTAGTAAGGATATGATTCCTGTTGCGTTGTGGAATGAGTTTGATATGGCTGAATTCTTCAAAGACGATCCAGAAGAAGCCGGTATCTGAACGCGGCTCGCTCTAAGTTCTTTGCCCAAGGGGACTTAGGGCGAGTTTGCGCTGCCCCGCTCGTCGCAAGTGCTTATATCACAACGACTTACATCACAAAAATATTTTTTAAAGAGTGATTGACAAAACCGACGATACATTATATAATGGCAAGCATGGATTATCCTCTGTATGGATACGGGTATGAGAATGGGGTGTGGATAAACACCGGTACTTGGTATTCAGACCCATATAGTCTATATTCTGATTTTACTACAGATAGACTCATACAAACCGAGTACGACTCTTTGTATGTTTATAATGATGGTGGTCAAGCCTTGTATTTGTTTTATAATGCGGTTCTTAAGGATCATACCCCTATCAATCCTGTGCCAGAGCCTTCATCTCTTGTACTGTTGGGCTTTGGGTTAGTTGCGTTTTTCGTCATCAAAAAATTTTTAAAGAAACCCTCTTGACAAGCCGATAATAGATAGTAGAATGATGAAAGAACAAGCAAACGCTTGTTGGTTATGTCGGGCCGAGTAGCCGGTAAAAGCGGTAATTGATGTCCTAGGAAACGTCTTCTACAATCGGTCCTAACAATACAAACTTTCGTGGGTCCATGCTCAGGGACTAGGTTGGGATAAGCCATTACGATAAACCTCCCGTTCAGCGAAGCAATCGCCGGGGTTGACAACGGGCTTATACGTTGTATAGTAATGCCAATCTATGGGGGATAGCATCCTCACCACGACCAATACAACCAGTAACCGTTGCCTCTGATAAACTGCCTGATATTAGGTACCCGAAAGCAGTGAAGCAGCGTGGGCGGTTTCCAAACCTTGAAAGTTATAGGTGTGGGCTATAGGAACCGGATCGTAAATGGTTCCGCTGGTTTTAATACAAGGAAAATGAAATGAAGGTTTATGTTGTTTTTGATATACCGGGAATTGATCTAGATTCTGAAGATGCTGATGATATTATTGAAGTATTAGAAGATACTATTGACGAACTAGGATACGAGTGGTATATTGATGATGCTACTGAGGACTAAGCATGAGAATCTTTCGTAAGATAATTCTATTTTTCCCGTCTTTGACCATGTTCTTTCTAGCATACTTCACTTTCGTTTGTGATAATGAGGCTACTAAATTTACTTTTAGGTGGAAATAATGACCGTTAACGAACTTATTGAGCAGTTGAAGAACTATCCGTCCGATATGCGGGTTCTTACTCTCGGTTATGAGGGTGGGTTTAATGACCTTAGCCTGAGAACTGAGGATATTGTATTGAATGTGAACGATGAAGATAAGTGGTATTATGGACCTCATGAGTGTGTTAAGTATACTGATAGTGATATTAGTATGAAATGTGTGATTGTTGGAAGGAGTAGGTAAATAATGGAGTGGAATAACTCTCATAAGAATCCGCCTGCTGTTGGGCAGAGGGTTTATTACTTTGGTCCCAATATTGGTATAGGGATTGGTCACTATTCTTATCATCCAGATCGCAAGATTGAAACATACTATTATAATGAAAATAATGAAAAGGTTGTAGATAAAGAGATAGAGATTTGCCAGCACGTTTTTACCAACCAAGCCAAACCGTGGACTTGTGACGCTTGTGATGCTCCGTTCTGGCTTCCATACGATGAGGAACGGGCTAAGAGTTGGTGTCCAATTATTCCAGAAGAATATACTAGAGGGTTGTATGACTGAGGATAGAGATAAGGCTATGGTTTATATTCTGAGTTTTTTCAGAAATAGAATGGCCGCTGTAAATAAGCATAATGTGAGCCAAGTTAAAGAACTTATTTCTACTCATGAGATCGCAGTATCCGAACTTGTGGACAAGTATGTGAAGTTAGTTTATGAAAACTCTTAGTGATATTTGCCCGTGTGGCGCGTGTGATAATCTGGTGTGGAAATACGACCATAATGGTATTATTTGGTTGTTTTGCCAACGATGCCATTGGTGGTATATCGGTAACTCCTGATTACCAAAGCACTTAGAGCAAATCGGGCGGGCCGCGTTCATCGTAAGTCGTTATCCCGAAAGGACTTAGGAAAAATTAAAGAATCGGTTGACAAATGACGAATATCATAGTATGATAGACCGACTCGGGAGCGTAGACCAATGGCAGAGTCAAAGGACTTAAAATCCTTCCAGTGTGGGTTCGAGTCCCACCGCTCCTATTGAAATTTTCTTCTAAAGAATTCTCTTGACAAGACCCGATAATAGATGTACACTTAGATACAGGCGATAGATGAGGGCCGTTGGCAGAATGATATCAAAGAAGCCGCGGTTAAATGCAAGGCCGAGTATGGCATAACCCAATCTATCTGTCTGACCTAATCCTTCGGATTTGGCTGGTGTGGCTGTAGTCAGTGAACAATAGGAGTATATTATGCAGTGTCGTGCTATTGCTGTTGGGATGATCGAAGAAACTTATAATACATATAAGAATGAGTGGTCTGTTGACGGGAGTCTGTTTAGCGAACTAAATAAGTTTGATATTCCTGTTTGGAATAATATGAACAGCGATACTAAGCGGGCTGCCATAGAGTATGTCTACCAAAACCGCAATACTATCGAACTGCATTCCGGAGAGGTGGAATCTTGGGTTCAGGCTACGGCATATTTTATGATCATGAATTTTGCTTGGCTTTTTAATCCCAATGGGGAAGTTGATATTGAAATCTTTTTTGATGATATGGATTTTATGATGGACGAGGACGTGCTAACAGATAGCGATGTGCAAGAGCAGATGGGCATCTCGAAAGATTTTACAAATAAATTCTAAAGGACTTGACAAGATTTGGCCGATAAGGTATAGTATAAGTATGAAACCGAAACCACTACACGCCGAAGTTAGATTCCATCTTAGCCAAGGGGATCATTATATGCATTGGCAAGTTAAGGTTAAACAAGGTGGAAAAACTGTTGATGTATACTATTACGACCCCAAAGAATATCAGTTGGAAATGAGGGGTTGTATATTGTGGAACAGACCGAATAAGGCTAAACAGGTATTTGAGGCTGGTGTGCATGATGTTAGTGGATGGGTAAAGTGTGAGGAAGTGATGCTTCGCAAGGATTTGCCTGTTGACAATCTTGAAAAGGTATACTATAATCCGATTCGTGACCCACACTGGCGACGAGAAAGTGATAGCAACGAGTTTATTTGGGACGATAGCGAATACGCTACTTTAATTACACAAGGCAAGCAAGTTTACGTTTTGGAAGAAAGGATTTGAGATGATTAAGTTGGAACTGACGGTTCGTGAGGCTATGAATCTTGCGACTAACTGCAATCTGGATATTTACGAGCGGATCGTGAACGCTTTTGAGATTGCTTTGGGTGTGAACCAGCACCGAACGGTGACCATTACCGGCGGAATGACTACCGACAACCGGATCGCTTCCATCAAGGCTATTCGGCTTG